TTTGCCCCGGCATCCGCGCTGGCCACAAGACACCGACCAAGCGCCCGGTGCATGAAACTTTGCGCAAACATGACGAGGCGGTACGTTGAGGTGGCATCAGGTGTTGTCGCCCATCGCAGCGTCGTCGCAACCTTGGTCGATCCAACATACTTTGTAATGGTGTTGATCTGGCCGACGCCAGTACCGCCCGTGATGGATATCTGAGCGCCGGTATAATATTCATCAACAGCCGTTGCCGCAGCAGCAAGGGTGATTGTTGTAGCTGCACCAGCTTGGGCTGTGCCGTTCACCGAAATGGGCAAGGGGGGAAGCGCCACAGCGAGGGCGGACGTGCTGGGCACGATAGGGTCGCCTATTTCAATGGTCCCGGTCACGTTGACTTTGATGTTCTGGCCGGACACCGCCACGGTGCAATACTCACCTATCTGAGATACTCGCGCCTGCGAATTGTAGACAACTCCATGTACATAGTTTCCGGCAGCGCCTGTGTAGGTGGCGCTGTCGAGGCATTCAATGGCACTCGTGCCGCTGTAGCGGACAACGTCGCCGTTCTTCACGGCGGCGCTGGTGGCGTTCAGCATGTGCCTTAAAATAACACCTGACGGCTCGTCTTCAAACTCCGAGTTAATGACAAGGATCGGCCCGCTAATGATTTGCGCGGGAGTCTGGTCAGACCCCCGCGGCTTCACGCCAACGAACAGCCGGGGCGTGAAGTAAGAGCCATCGTCCCGCATGCAAAATATGTTGTCATTCACCACATCTTCTGGCGCGACAATCGCAACATCTGTGTTTGCGTATTGGTTCGCCGTCAAGAAAAGCGCCTCTTCAGAGTAGTCACCAGTGCTCTGCATCGAGTACCCCGACGCCCATCGAAAGCAGTGCTGAAGCGCGTCTGGATTGGGGAACGCCGCCTGCGCGGCGGCGTCTGCGTAGCCGATACGATACCGCGTCGAAACCTCGTAGACAGAAGTATTGTCGGGGGCGACGACAAACTCAGCCAAGGCAACTTTGGACGAGCCAGTGTAGCCAGTGATTGTCGCTGTCTGCCCTGCACCTGTGCCGGACAAGATAGTGACTTGGCCAAAGTTATAGAAATCATTGACAGCAGAAGCCCCAGCCGCAAGCGTGATGCTTGTCGTGCTGCCTGCCTGCGCTGTCGCGGTCTGGTAGTACGGCGCTACGTCAAACGCGCCTGCGACCGTTACCTCACGCGCCGCGCCCCCAAAGTTGGTAATGTATTTGCGCTGCCAACGCCCTAAATTGTTCTGGGTGCCTAAGTAGAACCCGTTGAAATCACCGTTGGTGTTGTACAAGAAATTGGTTAGGCGAAGAGCCATAATAGTCGTGCTAGTGACAGATGATAAAACGCCTTCTTCTATTTTACGAGCCGACTGAAAGAAAAACACGTTTTGGCTAGAAATGAAATTAGCCGAACTCCCTACACTTGTCAGGGGGTCCCAAACGCCGTGTCCTTCGATCAAGACACCGCCGATCAACAGCTCATAGACCGTGGAAGTCGAGAAGTTGATGTCGTTTACCTTTCCGGTCGTGTTGTACGGGCCGTCGAGCCATAGCGCGTATCGCAGCGCCCATTCGGCCATCGTATCAAGAGAGTAGAGAACTTCCCCTCCTGATGTCTGAAATTGATTATTTCCAAAATAGCAATCTTTGATTTGCGCCCCAAAAATACCGCCTTTGGACTGGCCGTACAGGTGAATGCCAACGCCGCCGGGGAAGCCTTGAAAGCGCACGTTACGGATAAGCGCTCGGCGTGTGTTATCAATACCGATGCCGTGTGCTGCGTTACTGTAGTCCTGTGGTCCGATCAGGGTGAAGTCCCGCAACTCAACGCCGTAGTTCTGGCTCCGGTTAGTTGTTCCCCCGATAGTTGCGTGCGCGATGGCGTAGCTGCCGGTGGCTCCAGTGTATTTAAGGATCGTCTGGTTGACGCCCATGCCAATCATAACGAAAGGGTTGTATTCATCCCACGCGTTTCCGGTGGTGGTAAAGCTAGGCAATGTTAGCTGACCCGTGCATTGAAGGGTGCCTGCGGGTAGCTGTAACTGAGTCTGCAGCGCGGCGGCGGCGTCAATGGCGGCCTGAAGCGCGGTCGTGTTGTCCCCCGCCAAGCCGTAGGTGAGGCCAAACCACTCAGCTTGAATCCTATCATTGTATATCCGTTGCCACGCGCCCGACGCGCCTGTGGGATCACTGTTTGGCGCAACCCACAGACCCTCCCTCGCGTCGTCAATGACGTTGGCCGACTGATCACCAGTGCGAAATGTGAAAGTACCGCCGCCGCCATCGCCCGTTGTCGCACGGCACTGCGTCTGGACTTCCTGCGGGTAGGAGATGAGAGACTTCAGTGAAGCAAGTGTGGGCCGCGTGAAGACCGCAATCGGGTTGTAGGCCATGTCTGTAATCCTCTATTTTACCGCGCTATGCGCTGCCGCAAGAAGCCTTAGATGACCCACCAGTTCACCCCGTCAGACTGAAATGTCTGAGCGGTGAGCGGCGTGAGGGCTCCGGGCGCGGAGCCATCTACCGTCTGCGCGCTGGTCGTCGCTATCGTGATGTTGTTGCCGCTGGCGAGAGTATTGCCGTTCTTGATAGTGAATTTTCGGCCCGTGAGGTTCTCTGCCGTGGGGAGGGTTACGGTAAAGGAGTTGGCCAGACACAGAATAGTGCTGTCTGTTGACGTGATCATGTAGTTCGCCGTCTTGCTCGCAAAGGGCTCCTGCACGGGCGTTGGAATAACGGCGATCACGTAGGTTGCGATCTGGGCGGCAGTGACCCTGACCGACGTACCCGCCTGCACGGCCTCGAACTGTTCCGGGCCGGCTAGAGCAATGACGGCGGGCAGATTTGGAATTTGTATAGCCGACAAAGTTACGCCTCCCGTTAACTAAGAGGCCCGGTTTCGGGCACCTCGGTGTTGTTGTAAGGCAGCCCCGGATCGTCGTCGCCCGGAGCGTTGGGGTCGGTGCCCGGCTGCTCGTTGAGGCTCCCCGGGGCGGCGCCGGTCTGCTGCGGGACGCGGGTGTCGTCGTTCTGCGTGATGCGCCCGTCGTTGCCGGGGATCGGAATACCCGTCCAGAAGTCGACGGTGTCCTGCCCGCTGGTCGTGCGCTGCGTCGTGGACGCGGCGACGAAGTCCTGAACACGGGGGTTCTGGATCGGCACCGGATCCGCAGGGATCACGATGGAGCGCAGCTGCTGCTGCTGGTCGTCGTTGCATTTGCGGCAGACGAGGACGCGCGTGTTCTGCAGCGTCGTGCCGCGCCAGTCGAATTGCCAAGCGAGGCTGATGTGGTTGTAGCGGAAACCGCAGCGATCACAGATCGCGTGAGCCTGCGGATTGCTCGGGCTAGTTCTGGCCCTTCCCGACCGTGATGCGTATCCCATGTGTCACCTCACGGCCGGTAGTAGCCCGCCAGTTGCGGCGAGATGTATTGTTGCGCAGTTTCGATGTTCTGATCCGCTGCGATCTTGTAGGTCTCATCGGCGACCGCCTTGAGGCCTTGCGCGATCTGCGGGTTCCACACCTTGGCGAGCCGGTAGGCGAGGCCGTCAGCGAAGGCTTCGAGCCACAGGTACGGGATTTCGACCGTCTGCCCGCTTGAGAACTCCGAGTCCTGCAGCCGGCGCACGCGGTAATACTTGAGCGTCGACGTGCTGGAACCGTCCGGCACCGGCCAGAGCGTGACCGTCGGGCTGATGAGACGGTCGAACCAGAAAGACGTGGGGAAGCCCTGCTGCGCCTTGTTCGGGTACGAGGCGTACTCCGTGCGGCTGACGGGCATGATGATACGGTCAGTGTTCGACCCGCCGTCTGTCGTCACCATGTAGGCGTCGAGGATCATGACCGTGTTGGCGTCGACCGCATACGTCGAGACGCCCTGCGTCACGGGCGTCGTGACGAGGTCGACGGCCCACAGGTTGACGCCTTGGTTCGACCACGTCGCCAGCATCATGTTCGTCGCCATACGGGCGCTCTGCATGTGCTCCTGCACGAGCGACGTCGGCCTGATCTGGCAGAGATTGAAGGCGTAGAGCGTCAGCTCGCCGAGAGAGGGGTCAAACGTGTAGGTGCCGCTTGTGGTCATCGGGTATTCCTCTCCTACAACAACATGAGGAAGTTACCGTCGGAAGTTCCCGCCGGGGGGGCCGTGAACACCCAACCAGAATTATTGCCGCCGTTGGTGCTGTTAGCGCCAGCATACCACGTAGCGCCGCTGCTTGTGGCGGTGCTTCTGCTGATGGTCAGGTAGTCAGCACTGACAGTCCCCGTACTCTTGAACAATGTATGAGACGCGGCGGTGGCGCTTTGTATTGTAACCAAATTCCCCGCCGTTCCGCTCACACTCCAGTTGGCGATGGTCTGCGTCGTGCCCGACGTAAACGAAAACGTAGTCGGCTGAACAGTATTGGAAAGCGTCCCGAACGTGTTGCTGCCGGTGACGACCAACGCACCGGCCCCCGCATTGGCCACCGTTATCCCGCTGTAGTCGCCGCCGCCCCCGGCAAAAGTTTTGGACGATGCAGAGTTTAGCGCGATAGTGCCTGTGCCGGTGGTGGTCATTCCGGAGGAGGTCACAGTCCACGGCGCGGTGCCGCTGATTGTCCATGTGCCGGACCCGATGACGATTGCGCGTGTGGCTGTGCCGGAATCGGCTCGGACGCCCCCCGCCGCGTCCGTCAGCGTGACGTTGAAGCCGTTCGCGTCAAACGTACCCCGAACTACCGCCACCCCATCGTTAGACGCCTTAGAACAGGTAAAATTGTCTTGCAGTTCAACAATGGTAGAGGGCGCGTTTACCAGCACGCCTGCAGTTGAAGTAATTCCCGCAGACGTAAACAACTGAGTTGTTCGGCCATAAAAACCAAAACTCTGGCGAAACGCGGTGCCGGTGAACGAGCAGCCGGTGCCAAATATCAGGTTGCCATATATTTGCACACCAAAATCAGGAAAAGAAGAACCGGGCGATATGGAGAGAATCATGTCGGAGATGGCCGCGACCCGCGCCGACATGTCCAGCGTTCCGACATACGGCGGTGTGTCGGAATTGAACGTCACCGTCGCGCCGTCATTCAGACCCGTTGTGCTGAAGATGCAGGTATCTTGGGGAAGCGGGAAGTTAGCGGCGGAAGGTGTTCCGATGGAGGTCAACGCCCACGCTGTCGCTGTCCACAAACCGCCCGCAGCCAAGTTCCAATACACCGTCTTCGGCGCGGTAAATGTGACGCCTGAATTACCTTTGCAGTCGCCAAGGCTGCTCCCCGAAATAGGCGCTGCTGAGCCTGCAATCGTAATATCGCGGAAATCAACATTATCACCGGAAAAAGCGTTGCATGTGAGCGTTACTGCGGTGCCTACCGTAGCCGAACGCAGGAAAGACCGGTTGGCGAGTGACGCACCTGTGGATATTGAAAGAGTGCCCGTGACCGTAGCCCCCAAAGGGGAAGACACAGTCAACGTCCGAAAATTAAAAGTTGCGGACGTAAACGACAGATTTCTGAACGTGCCTAGATTAGACATGGTAGGCGCGCTGGAGGCGGAAGTAATATTCACATCGTAATAAGTTTTGCTGTTGAAATTTACGGTACCGGTTGAGCTAATATTCAATACTGACGTGCCTGCGTTAATCGTTGTCGTTCCGGTAGAGTTATCGGTATACCCAGACGTAGATATCGTGCTGGAACCCAAATTCAGGGTTTTTGCTGACGAGCCGGTAAGTTGAAACACCCCCGTGGCGAGTGTCAGGTTGTAGTTTCCGGTATCGAACGTGCCCGCTGAAAGCGCCGACGTTCCCGATCCTCCAACTGTCAGCGCACTGCCGAGGGTCCACTCGCCGCCAACACCGTTGAATGTTATCGCGGCATTTATAGTCACGCCATTTGTAGTTACTGTTTTTCCGGTGGTGGTCGATGAAAAAGTTATCGCGCCAGTGCTGGACCAGATTGTCCCGGCTGCCAGCAACATTGACCCACGAATATTTAGCGTTGGGGATGTGCCTGTGGCGAACGTCACCGTTCCGGCGGATACGGTGATGTCGAGGCCCGCCAACGCGCCCGTCATCGTGACGGTGTAGGTGCCTGCCTGATCAAAGAACACATTGTCGGCAACGGTGGGGACAGAGAAGCCGCTACTTCCACCAGACGTGTCGGACCAGTTAGTGGTCGATGTTGTATTCCATGTTCCGCTGCCGCCTACCCAGTACCTGTCGGCCATTAAAGGTCCTCCGGTAACGGCGCGCTTACAATTGCAATCCAGTTATCGCGGCGCTGCTCCTTGAAAGCGTTTATTGCGGCGTCGGTCATGTCGTGGTTTTCAGGCAAGTGTAAAGCGTCTCTAAAAATCCCGTATGCAGTAGAGTATTCAAACTCAATTTTGATCATGCTACGCCTGCGTGGTTACCGCGACGACATCCCAAAAGGATTCGTCTGAATTGTAAACGCATCCGACGTAAGTCACTTTGCTTGCGGTAGTCGTAGTCGGGAGGGTTACGCCGATGGCCCTGAATGACCCGGAGCCTGCTACGGTCCAAGTCAGAAGTCGTGGCGTGCCGTCATCTTTGAGCCGAAATAGAAGTTTGTCGCCGTTGAGAGGGGTTCCGCCGGTTGCCGCATTTATAGTGAGCCCAGCGGCCAACGCCGTAAACACGTAAACATCAGCCGTTGCGATGCTTGGCGTGACTGAAGACGCCGACGCCGTAGACGATACGCGCGGGTCGATTCTCTTAGCTGACAGCGTTTGCGTGTCGGTTGTTCCGACTATGGCCCCCGTCGGCGCAGGCAGTTCTCCAACGATCCCGGCGTTATCGTACAGAATGCGCCCGGTCGTGCCGTTGACGATGGGGCTCGTGCCGATAGTAATATCACCGCCGCCGCCGCCGGCCTGCGTGATTGTTAGGCCGCTGCCGGAAAGAGATAGCCCGCTCACAGGCTCACGCTCCCCGACTGGATAATAGTTGCCGTCGCGGAACCCCCGCCGCTATTCAGCAGAACACGAACATAGCGGGGCGTGAAAGCGTAGTTAGTCTGTTGCGCCGTGGTAGCCCCGACGACAGCGGTGTCGGCGCTGTCAATCCACGTCATGCTGGCCGCGGTTGTGGGGTTCGTCGGGTCGTTGGGGTCATCCAACGACTGCTGAAGGGTGTAGTTGACCGTCCCGTTGACGTTAATCTGAACAGCAACGGCTGGAAGTGCCCACGGGTCCAGCATAACCCACGGTGAGCCGCCGACGCCGTTGGTGCCGATGGTGACGTTACCCGCCAGCGCCGCGCTGTTGGTGACGGAGGTGACCGTGTAGAAGTCGAGGTCAGTGTAGGTCGACGTGTTGTTGACGCCGGTCACGGCCTCGCTGAGCACGTCGCCGGCCCTGTTCGTCCCCGTCACCGTGAAGGTGACGCCCGTCTCGTTGGCGGTCGTGGTGATCAGAACGCGCCGGGGGGCTCCCAGCTGGGCTACGCCGCCCGAGACGAGGGCGCCGTTCAGCGTGAAGGTGGCGGCGGGGTTCTGGGCCTGCGCGATGCCGTCGGCATCGGCGGACGCCAGCGGACCTGCGGTGACAGTAATCGGGCGCATCTACAGGGCTCCTAGCATTTCACGTCCCACTTCTTCAGCGCAAGGTTGATGCGGCTGTTCGGATCGTGGGCGGTTTTGGGGGACGTCAGCTTCTCCTTCATCCCGCACATGCGGGAGCGGAAGCTGTCGCGGCGCGCGGCGGACGCCGGGCTGCTCTTGGCCTGCTCCGCGGTGACGGGAGGCTTGATGTTGTAGCCGATGGCGCGCAGAGACGCCCGGCCGGTGGCGTTCAAGCCGCCCGACGGATCCTTGCCTTCGCGACGCTGCCATGCCGGGTTACGGGCCATGTGTCCCTCGGAAAAAGAGGCGGGGGCCGAGGCCCCCGCCATCGGCATCAGCAGCCCTTGACCTTATGGCCCGTGGGCGGAGTGCCCGAGGCCGCAGAGGAGAGCGGGTTCATGTTGGAACCCGCTCGGCCGCCGCTCTTGCGCGGCTTGCGCCCGGCATGCATGGCGGCTGCCTTGCCGGACATCTTGACGGTCTTGCCCCCGCGCTTGCGCTCCCGGGCCGCCGACAGGATCGGTTCGGCGTCGGCGGTACGCGACGGCGGGCTGACGTCGGCGGTGACCACGCCGCCGCTCTTACGATGACGAGCCTTCATGGCTTGCTCCTTACGTCGGGTTGACGGCGATGCCGGTGGTGGCTGCCGTAGCGGCGGCACCATCGACGTAGATCTGGCCCCGAGAGGTGGCGTCGGTGCCGAACTCGGTGATGCCGACGAGGGTGCAGTCCTTCATCAGCAGCAGGCCGCCAGCCGAGGCCGGGAGCGTCGCGAGGGCGCTCATGGTCGTCGAGGTGGAGGCCACGTTGTTGATGAACGTGCAGCGGTCGAACTTCTGCCAGCGGTCGATGCCGGCAGCGGCCGCCACGATGATGCCCAGAGGCGTCGTGGCGCTCGTCTGGAAGACGAAGTTGCACTCCCTGAACGTGTTCCGCGTGGTGCCGCCCGAGAACTGCAGGGTGGCATTCGCCACCGTGCGCGCCACGGTATCGAGGCCGAGTTCGCAGCCGTCGAAGGTGTGCTCGCCGGTGCCGCTGATCAGCAGCGAACGGCTGGTGGTCGCCTGCGCCGAAGCCGCGTCGCCCGCGCCACCGAACTGGACGTTCGAGTAGTAGTTGCGGCCGCCGCTGTCGGTCCACGCGATCTGGCTGGCACCGCCGGTCGAGAAACCGTTGTACACCGAGAAGTTCGCGAAGATGCACCCCGAGGCCGACACCGTCACGAAGTTGCCCGACCCGAAGGTCGCCATCGTGTAGGTTCCCGACGGAGGGGCGATGCGTGCGCGCTGGCTGACCATGGTCGGGGCGCACATGCCAACGATGTGGCACGCGTCCTTCGCCCAGACGAGCGTGCCGGCGGTAGCCGCCGGCGTCAGGACCTGCGCGTTTGCCAGCGACAGGCGCTGGGTGGAGGCTGTCGTGCCGTCGCTGACGATCACGGCCACGTCGTTCTGGCCGGCCGTCATCTTGTACTGCGCTCCGTAGAGCGTCTGGAGGGGGCTGTCCGCCGATCCGGTGTTGCCGTCGCTTCCGTTGACGTAGTCGACGAAGTAGACGTTGCCGGTGGTCAGAGGAAGACCGGACATCCCCATGGTGGGGATGCCGGCGACTTCCAGCCCGCTCAGGTGAGTGATACCCATCAGGCACCCCCCGTTACTTTGAAACAAGCCATTAGCTGTTCCTTTCGTCAGAAGTAGAGGAAGAGAGTTCCGTGTGCCGTTCAAGATACCGAATGGCACTCGTCAAGATTTCGGGGCTGTCTTTCATCTTGCCGATGGCGGTATTGCAGTCGAAACAGAGAAGTCCGCGCACCTTGCCGGTAGCGTGGTCGTGGTCGACCGCGAGAGCCTTCACCTTGCCATTACGCTTGTGCGTTTCCGGCTGCTTGCAGATGGCGCAAGCACCATCCTGAGCGGCGAGCATCAGCTCGTAGTCTTCCAGCGAAAGCCCGAAAGAAGCCCGCAACGAGCGGGCCTTCTCCAGACGCGGCGACGCACGGCGATAGGCACGGTGATACGCAAGCTTGCCTTCACGTGTCGTATGGTCGAATTCGCCGCCGATGCCGTTGAAGAGCGTCAAGTTCTCGTAACGGCAATCCGAAGGATCGCCGTTCTTGAACCGGACGCGCCTCTCGGGCCACCTGCCAGTCACGTAGAACCAAGCCAGACGACTATCGGTGATGTCGATGTTGTCTAGACGAATGCAGCGGTAACCGCGTGCGTCGTTGCGGCCACCGGCGCGGGCGCCGGGTTTTACATTCTTGGCGGGCCTGATCTTCCACGTGAACACGCCCGACGCTGGATTGTAGTCCAGCGCGTTGCGTATCTGTTCGTGGGAGAGGTTTGGCACTTTCGCTTTACCCTTCATCTGCTCCTCCAGTGCGGGGTATGAACCCTACACTGGAACGGCGGCTGTCTGCAAACCTGATTGGAAAGAGTCCTGAAAACCCTTTAAAATCAAGCCGTTGGAAAACTCCCGAAGATTGAACGAAAATTGTAGTAGCCGAACGAATACCGTTCGTAGCCCTTCACCAACAGGTTGTCGGTGACGAAGTCCACCTGCATGTCCGTCTCGAACTTGATGCGCTCCATGTAGGAGAGCCCGTCGATGTTGGTCATCAGGAACCACGAGTAGGCCGACGTCAGAAAGTCGTTGACCATGTAGCCCTCGGGCAGGCCGCCCGCGGTGGACATGATCGCGTTCACGTCGTTGTCGGCCGTGCCGGGGCGCAGCTCGGTCTTGGTCAGTCGGATGGCGACCGGCTCCAGCTGCGGCGGCACGATGAGCTTCCGGGCGCGGGCGAAGACCTTGAGGCCTGCCTGATCCTTGAAGTTCGTCCGAACCGCGATCATCGAGTTCAGCAGCGACGCCTCGTTCAGGTCGACCTGAATGGCCGGCTTGTTGGCGACCGTGCCGCCGTCGATGGGATGGTCGGTAGCGCAGAGCGCCTTGCCGTCGCCGCCGATGGAGGCGTTGTAGGTGGTCGCCGTGTTCAGGATGTTCGCGCCGTAGATCTCCTTGGTCTGCTGGAAGCTCTCGATCAGACCGAGGTTCGACGGGTGGAACTGCGTCTTGTACAGGTTGTCGTCGATGGCCTTGCGAGTGATCGCGTAGCCGAGGGCGATTTCCGTGTGCTCCTGATTGTAGACGAAGCGTTCGCCGGCGCCGTTGTCGAAGGCAGTCTGGCCGCCTTCGGTCTTCAGCTGGGCGAGCCCGAGGTACCGCATCTCGGCGGTGCGTTCGAGCGCCATCTTCGAATCGTGCTTGGTGAAGATCTTGTCGTACTGAGACGGGATCATCTCGTACTTGCCCTCGACGCCACGCAGGCCGGGGAGGAGCAAGTCCTTGATGGCGGAAAGATTAACAGCCATTGGTCGTTACTCCTTAGCTGATGCCGGTGGGGCCGGCGCCGTTCGAGCGCAGCCATTCGTTGTTGAAGCCGACGATGACCTTGTTGTAGGCCGTGGTCGGGTCCGCACCGGGCCCGCCCGGAGGGGCGGAGATCAGGCCGCGCACGATGAACGGGAAGGTCACCGTAGTGTTGGCGGTGTCGAGGTAGGCGCCGGACTGGCCGGTGCTGGAGTTGCCCGTGCCGATGGCGAACTGGGCGTACTGTCCGACCTTCGAGCTGGTGACCGTGGTCAGCGTGCCCGTGATGTTGAAGGTCGTGCTGGCGCCCATGACCTCGAACTGCGCGTTCGGGTCGTCGATGACGTAGGCTTCGACGTCACCCGAGGCATCGCTGCCGGGCCAGTAGCTGTTCCACACGGTGCGCTTCTGCGACACCGAGGTGTACTTGCAGCCGACGAAGATGCCGGCGAGCGTGGTGGTGCCGGCCGCGGCCTGCGTGATGTAGCCATTCGCGGTCGAGATGACCGGCATGACCGGGTCGCCGGTGTAGATGGGGGTGGTGTCGGTGGACGCGATCACACGGGTCGACTGCGCGAAAGTCGGCGCACCGCCCGAGCCGCCGTAGTACTGGCGGAAACCGAAAGGCGTATTCGTGTTCGCCATATCGGAAACTCCTTTGTGAAGGAAGGTCCGCAGGCGTCCCGAGACGTCGCAAGAGCCGTGAAAGTCAAAGCCTCGCACCGGGGAGGCAGTGGATATAATGCGCCAAGACGGCGGCAGGCTTCAACTTGACAGTATGTCAAGAAAAAGGGGGCCCGAAGGCCCCCTCAGACTGAGAGACGGACCCCTATGCGTCTTTCGGGATCGGGATCGCCTCGAAGCTCTTCTTGATGACGGGGCGCGTGCGCGCGTCGGAGAACTCGGCTTCCATCGTGCCCGGCGGCGCCGCGTTGAGCTGCTGCTCCTTCGCCCTGATCTGGTTGCGCGCGCGGTGCCGGTCCATCTCCTCGATGCGCTCCGTGATCGCCTTCGGGCGCTGCATCAGGACCTGACCCTTGCGCTCGATGGTTTCACCCTTCCAGTTGACGGGCATCATCTCCGGGTGGCGCCGGGCGGGGACTGCCTCCCAGCCGGTGCGGGCGAGCGCGACCTGATAGGCAGGATCCTCCTGCCCCATGATCGTGCGGCGCTTCCACTCGTAGGTCCAGCCATCAGGAACCATGTCGGGTGAGAAGTAGAACTCATCCGTTCCCTCGTTCATGTCACCAAGGTGACCGAGGATCTCGGCCTCGCGCCGTGCGGCGGCGGCGCGAGGGTCGTCGTCACGCAGCGGGGGTCGCATGTCGGGGCGCGGAGACGTGTCGAGGACCGTCTCTTCCGTCTCTTCGGGGCGGCGCGCGCGGCGGCGGCGGCCGGCGGTCTGGGGCAGCGTGTCCATCAGTTCAACCGTCCTTCCTTCTTGAGCGCGACCTTGTTCTTCGCGTACTCCTCGGGGGTCATCTTCATCATCGCGGCCATCTCACGCTCTTCGCCAGAGAGGCGGACCACGTTGCCGCCCCGCGTCTCGCGGGATACCGGCGCAGCGGGCGGCGGTGTCGAGCGCCTTGAGGCAGTCGACAGCGCCTCGTCGTTCGCGGGGGCCTTGCGGACCCCCAGCACGCTTTCGACAGCATCGAAGTACTCGTCGCTGTCGGCGGCGTGGCCGTCGGCCACGGCCAGATTGTGCGCCGCGATCATCTTCTGGTTCAGGCGCGGGTCGCTGACGAACTGGGGATGTTTGCGGACCCAGTCGGCCGAACGCGGCGAGAGCTGCACCGCAAACGCCTCGACGGGGTCCGAAGGCCGCGACACCGGCATGACGGGCGCCGGTGTGTTCTCCAGCGCCTGCTTGCCCTGTTCGAGCTGCAGGAGCTTGGCGGCGTGGGTCGACATGTCCTCCTGATAGCCGGCGGCGGCGTCGTAGTCGCCGTTCGACATGGCCGCCTTGTAGTTGGCCTTGGCGATCTCGTTGCTCTGGCGGAGCGTGTCGATGGCGTTGGACACGAGCTGCAGGTTGGTCTCCTGCACCGTGCCACGTGCCTCGTGTGCCTCCAGCTCGGCGCTGTGACGCGCCTCCTCGGCGGCCTTGGCGCGCGCCTCGGCCGCGGCCAGTCGCTGCTTCAGGTCGTCGACGCCTTCGTCGAGCGTGACTTCCTTCGGCTGCGTCTCTTCCTCGATGACGATCTCTTCGTTTTCGATGCTCATGCTGTCCTCACCACACCCGGTCGGGCTGGTCGACCTTGCCCCTGATCGCCGTGTCGTCGATCAGTCTGCAGGCGACGCCGTTGACGTTGATCGCCCAGCCATCGCTGGGCCTGAAGATGACCCAGTCACCTTCGTTGATGTTGGCATCGACGAACCACTCCCCGCGGTCGTCGACGAAGGCCCTCGGGCCCTGCTTCACAACGAGCCCCGCCTTGCCCTGAATGCGGTCCTCGGAAGTGTAGCTGTCCGTCAGGTAGATGCCCGACTTGGTCCGGCTGGGGCGTACATAGATCGCGACCAGAACCGCGTTGTTGAAGACGTCGACCCCGGATACGTCGCCAAGCGAGGCGAGCAATTCCTTCTTCGGATCAACCTCGTGTTTCATAGCCATCTGCGGCATGTCAGCTCCTCTCTGCGCCTTTAGTGATCGCCTCCGCTTCCTCGTAGATGTCGAGCGCCTCGCGGAGGCCTTGGAAGCGCCCGGTTTCCCGTGCGTACTCACGCTCGGTCATCGTGCCGTTCATCACGTTGTGCGTGATGACGGTCATGCGTTCGGCGGCAAGCTCGTCGAACTTGCGGCCCAGTCTCGTGTCGAATTTCACTGGCTCCTCCCAGTGGCCGAAGGTGGGACGCTGCGCCGTGAGGAGCCGTCGCAGCGTCCCGGTCGCCGGCCAGCGATTAACGCTTGTGCTTCTGGATCGCGATCTTCTCGATGCGGCCCATGCCGCCCAGAGCGCCCGCGTCCATGTCCTTGTAGGACCGTGCGCGACCACCCGAGAGGCGCCCCACACGCTTGCCGTGCTCGATCTCGACCTTCTCCAGACGTCCCATGCCGCTCAGGGCGCCGGCGTCCATGTCCTTGTAGGACTTGTAGGCGGCGCGGCCGCCGCTCTTGCGCGGCATCGGGGGCATGCCCGGCGGGCCACCCATGCCCGGCGGCATGCCCGGGGGCGGGCCGGGGGGCGGCATCGGCATCGGAGGCATGCCCGCGCCCATGCCCGGGGGCACGATGGGCGGCGGCGGCATTGGCGGCAGCGTCGGCGCCTTCGGCATCATCGCCTGCTGATCGTCGGGCTTTCCGGCGTTGATCGAGATGACGATGTTGGTCTTGCCCTTGGTGCGGCCGCCAGCCTTGCGCGGCATGCGGCCGCCGGTGGGACGGGTGCCGCCGTAGTAGGTGCCGCCGCCGCGCTTCTTGCCGATGCCTTTGGCCTTCATAAGCTCGTCGATATTCCGGTACGGTTCACCAGTTGCCTGCGATCCGCCGTCGGGGCCCCGCGTCGGAGCGTCACCGGGGATGGGCTTCTTAGTTGAACCCCCGTACTGCTTCTTGGCCGGGCCGCCCTTCTTCATGCCGCTTTCTTTCGGGTTGACGCCGAGCATGGCGTCGTAATCACCGCGTTCCAAATCCCGCAACGCGCGCGGATCGGAGCGGTCTGTCCTGTCGCTGATATACGGCGGTGACAGCTCGCGCGGCGCCCGTCGCTCGTCGCGATACACACGGGTGTCATCTTTGAGGTTTCGGCCGTCGTCCAAGGTGTCGTTTATGCGACGGTTCATCGCCGCTGACTCCCTCGCCGTCATGCCGCCGCCGACCTGTTTCTTGGTGCGGCCGCCGCTCTTCTTACCCTCGATGAGCTTCTTGGCGAGCATCACGGGGGAGAGAGCCTCCAGCAGGCCGCCGCCTTCCTTGTGGGCGCGGCCGCCCTTCTTCAGCTTGATGTCTTCCTTCGCGCCGTGGTGCAGGTTCTCGGCGTGCTGGCGCAGCGCCTTCCTGATCATCTTCTTGTCCTGCTTGACGTCGCCGCCGCTCTTGTAGCCGCCGACGTGGGCGTCGCCACCCTCGCGTGCGAGGTTCGCCTTCTTGTCGTTGCGGTTGATCAGGTCCGTCACCAGCGAGCGGCCGCCGGCCTTGCGCTGCTTGCGGTCGGCGCGCATGGCGGCAGGGCCGCCCTCGCACATCTCGACGACCTTACCGCCCTTGCGGAAGGCGCGGCGCGTCAGGGGACGCATGCCCGTCTTGACGTCGGTGTTCATCATCTCGGGCGGCGTCCAGTCCGAGGAATCGACCTTGGCCCTCGGCTCGCCCTTGCCGCCCATGCGGTTGGCCTTGGCCTTCATGGCCGCGCGTGCGGCCTTTGACATCTCACTCATCTATCTTCTCCGTGTTACTGCGAGCGCACGCTCGATGATGTTGGACTTCTTATGCACCTTGCCGCCGCGCTTGAAACCTGCGCCGCCGTCTCCGCCCTGCAGCATGTCGCTGTAGTTGGGCGTCTGCGGGCTGGCGGTATCGACGGGGACAGGCTCCGGCGCTGCGGGCGCGGCCGGCGCAGGCGCCGTCGGGGCCGCGGGCGTCGCGGCCTTCGGGAACAGGCCCTCGTAGGTCTTGCCGTTCAGCGCATTATACATCAGGGCACGGCTGGCATCGTTGGGGGCATCCCCTCTCGCCTGCGCATCCATGCGCTGGTAGGCCCCGTAGGGGGCCTGCTGCGACATGGCCTGCTGCTGTTGCGGGGCCTGCGCCGCGACCTGCCGGTTGAGGTCGCTGAAGGCTCCCTGAAGGTTCTGCTGGAGCTGGGCGATGCCGCCGCCGGGTGCGTAGCCGGCGCGGCCGCCAGCTTTCTTGAAGGGTTTACCCTTTTCGCGCGCAAAGTAGGCCGCCAGATTGTCGGCGACTTCGTTGTCAACAGGCTGCGCGATGTTGCCCATCTGAAATGCCCGGTTGACGTTGTTGGGCACCGCCGCCACTTCCGGGTCGAGATCGCCCGCAATGGTTTTCCATGCTTTGGGAAACATCAGGCCGAGGGGCGCCGGGCGCTCAAAGCCCATCACGTTGCCCTTCTTCATGAACTGCTTCGGGTAGCCGGGATGCGGCACCGCCGGGTCGTGAATGATACCTGCCTTCGGGTCTATCTGCGTGATGACACGCCCGGCAGTCAGCGACCGGGGGGCGACATACTCAGGCTCGGTAATGGCCAGCCGCAGCGCCGCAGGCTCGGGGAAGCCCTTCACGATGTGCGATGTCTTTTCCAACGCGGTCATCAAGGCGTACCGCTCTCCGAGGCCCATGGCACCGACCCACTTCGGAAATTCCTCGCTGGCGATGCTGGGCGCGCCGCGAAAAGGTCTTGTACCTTCCTTGTCGATGACGTGCGAACGGATCGACCTGTCGATCATCGCGCGGCTGGTCTTGTTGATCTTGGCGTGCG